TTTTTTCAAGCAGAAGACGGCATACGAGATGCTCAGGAGTCTCGTGGGCTCGGAGATGTGTATAAGAGACAGGCGGGTAATTTACGGAAATATTCCGGACACCCTGTCGCAGCTGATCCGCACAGCTTTTATCCCCACGCCGGGGAACCGTTTCATCGTGGCGGACTTTTCCGCCATCGAGGCCCGGGTGCTGGCCTGGCTGGCAGGGGAAACCTGGAGGCTGGATATCTTTAAGACCACCGGCAAGATCTATGAGGCGTCGGCCAGCGCCATGTTCGGCGTGCCGGTGGAGAAGATCGCAAAGGGCAACCCGGAATACGCCCTGCGCGGCAAAGGGAAAGTGGCGGAGCTGGCCCTGGGCTATCAGGGCAGCACCGGCGCCCTCATTCAGATGGGTGCCCTGAATATGGGACTTACCGATGAAGAATTGCCGGACATCGTGGCCAGGTGGCGCAGGAGCAGCCCCCGGATCGTGGATTTTTGGAAGATGGTGGAACTCTATGCCATGGCCGCCGTCAAGCTGGGCGTAAGCAATACCCTGCCCTGCGGGATCACTTTTCACCGGGACGAAGACTATCTGCTGATCAGGCTGCCTTCCGGCAGGGATCTATTCTATTATCACCCTGTCATCCAGGAGAACGACCTTGGACGGGAGGCGATCCATTTCTGGGGTACGGACCAAAAATCCCGTAAGTGGAAACTGATATCCACCTATGGCGGGAAACTGACAGAGAACATCGTCCAGGCGGTGGCCAGGGATCTGCTGTGCAACGCTATGATGAACCTCTATTATGCCGGATACCAGATCGATTTCCATGTACATGACGAGGTGATCATGGAAGTGCCGGAGAATGCGGAAAAGAACTTAGACGAGGCCATAAAGCTTATGTGTACCCTGCCCGCATGGGCCGATGGACTGCCTCTTAACGCCGCAGGCTTTGAGGGCCATTATTACATGAAAGATTAGGGGGGGGCCTCTCTATGATATATGACAAACAACTTAAGATCGCTATAGGCGCCAGCAGGAAATCCACAAAATGGGTGGTGCAGGATACCAGCTGGTCAGCGTTCCTGCAAAAACTGTCGGCGCCCATAAGGACACAGGAAAGCTTTGCGGAGTATAAGGCGCTGCCCAAACCCCAGCAGGATAATCTAAAGGATGTGGGCGGTTTTGTCGGCGGCGTCCTGACGGGCAGGCAGCGCAAGAGAGACGCTGCGGGGGATCGATACTTGATCACACTGGATGCCGACAATATAGCTCCAGGCGGCACGCAGCAGGTACTCAATACTGTATCCGCGCTGGGATGCGCCTATGCCATCTACAGCACGCGTAAGCATGAGGGGGCGGCTCCCAGGCTGCGGATCATTTTCCCGCTGGATACGCCCTGTTCCGCGGACGAATATGAGCCTCTTGCGCGTAAGATGGCGGCATTTATCGGGATGCAGATCTTTGATCCCACCACGTTCCAGAGCATCCGGCTGATGTACTGGCCCAGCTGCTCCAGGGACTCAGAATTTATCTTCCTGTATGAGGATAAGCCGTTTTTATCCAAAGACGGCATCCTGGCAATGTATACCGACTGGCACAATACCGCCGAATGGCCAGAAGTACCCGGCGCGGCCAAGATCAGGGACAGATCCGCCAGAAAGCAGGGAGATCCGCTGGAGAAACGGGGCGTCGTGGGGGCATTCTGCCGCTGCTATGACATTGTGACGGCCATGGAGCTGTTTTTACCGGGGGTGTATGAATCCTGCGGGGACGGACGCTTTACCTATACAGAAGGATCCACGGTGGGCGGCGCCGTGCTGTACGACGACGGCCGATTCATCTACAGCCACCACGCGACAGATCCCTGCTGTGACCGCCTGTGTAACGCTTTCGACATGGTGCGCCTGCACCTGTTTGGAGATGAGGACGCGGACGCGGATCCGGACACTCCGGCGCATAATCTGCCGTCTTACAGGTCCATGTGCGAGTTTGCCGCCGCCCAGGAGCCCGTGACTCAGCTGCTGCTTAAGGAGCGCTATGAAATGGCCACAAGCAGCTTTGGCGCCCCGATGGAGGCAACGGAAAACTACGACTGGATGAAACAGCTAAAGCTCCACCCCAAGACGGGAATCCCCTTAAGCACCGTGGATAATGTCCGGCTCATTATAGAGCACGATCCCCAGCTGCGGGGCAAAATCTATCATGATGGTTTTGCGGAAAGACCTATGGTCTGTGACCGTATGCCCTGGGAGTCCTTTGCATTCGATGGCAAGCACCGTATCTGGAAAGATGAGGATGATGCGGGCTTACGGGGGTATGTGGAATCCCTTTACGGGATCGCAGGCAAAGAAAAGATCAATGACGGTTTTTCTGTGTATGCCCTTAACCACAGGGTGAATCTGCTGCGAGATTACCTGATCACTCTGCAATGGGACGGCGTGCAGCGCATTGACACGCTGCTGGTGGACTATTTCGGGGCCGAGGATACTATATACACGCGGGAGGCTATCAGAAAGTGTCTGGTGGCCGCCATAGCCCGGCTCTTTAATCCCGGCGTGAAGTTTGACCAGATGCTGATCCTGGCGGGCCCCCAGGGCATTGGCAAGAGTACCTTTTTCCGGTTCCTGGGAATGCGGTGGTACCTGGACTCCCTATACACGTTCGATGGTAAGGAGGCCGCGGAACTGCTGCAGGGTTACTGGATCGTGGAATGCGGGGAGCTGAGCGGGATGTCAAGGTCTGAAATGAACGTGGTGAAACAGTTCATCAGTAAGTGTGAGGACACCTACAGAGCCGCCTATGGGCGCCGTACAGGCAATTATCCCAGGCGGTGCATACTAGTGGGTACAACCAATGAAACAGAGTTTTTAAAGGATGAGACAGGCGGCAGAAGATTCTGGCCGGTGGATCTGGGAAAGCATCTGCACCCTAAAGACATCTGGCGCGATCTGCCGGGAGAGGTTCCCCTGATCTGGGCGGAGGCCATGGCGCTGTACCGGTCCGGAGAGTCCCTTACTCTGTCAAATGCAGCAGAGACTATTGCCCGGCAGTCACAGGAGGATCACAGGGAGAGCAACTATAACGAGGGCCTGATCGCGGAATTTTTAGCTAAAAAGGTGCCTAAAGACTGGTATAAGCGGTCGCTGGCAGAGCGGCGCATGTGGCTTGATAATTCCTTTGACCAAAGCAAGGAACCGGAAGAAAATCTCATATACCGGAACCGTATCTGCGCCATTGAGATCTGGAATGAATGCTATCATCAGGCCGGATATAACCGAATGAAGAAATCGGACTCCAGGGAGATCAATGCGATACTGGATAGGCTGCCGGGGTGGCGGAGGGCAAAGAACCTGATGCGGTTCGGCGGGGAATACGGGCCGCAGAGGGGATATGAGAGGGTGTAACAAAACCCTTTAGCATGTAAAGCGTATAAGGAATGTTACAAAATCGGGTGTAACAGTGTAAACATTCGGTAACATAAAATGTAACGGCTGAAAACCCCATAAACACAGGGTTAAAGGCTATTTGTAACAATGTAACATTCTCTCTATAGTAGATATATAAATAAGGGTAATAAGTATATATATAACCCTTGTACCCTTGATTTATAAAGTAATACGCGTACGTAAATGTACACACAAAGGCTGGAGGTTGCCATGAGAGAAAGCGAAATCGAAAAATACCTGGTAGATCAGGTCAGATGTATGGGGGGCCTGGCACTTAAGTTTGTATCGCCGGGGCACAGCGGGGTACCGGACCGGATTATCATTCTTCCGGGAGGCGTGGTAGGTTTTCTGGAGCTTAAGGCGCCGGGAGAACGTCCCCGGAAAGAACAATCCCTGTGGATCAAGCGGCTGCAGGAGAAAGGGTGCCCGGCCGGATGGGCGGATACACGGGAGCGGGTGGATGCGTTTCTGCCCCTGCTGGCAGTTCAGGACCGTGAAGGCGACGACCGGTTCCTACAGGACGTCCTGGAGGCAGGAGGGCTGTTATGAAATTCATACCGCACAATTACCAGAGATACTGCATAGGCCGGATGATCCAGGAGCCGGCGCTGGCGCTGTTTCTTGGGATGGGGCTTGGTAAGACCGTCACCACGATGACCGTTATCAATGACCTGAAGTATAACCGGTTCCTGATCCGGAAATGCCTGGTCATCGCCCCCAAGAAAGTGGCGGAAGATACCTGGACCCGGGAGCAGGCTAAGTGGGATCACCTGCATCTGCTGCGAGTGGTGCCAGTCCTGGGGAGTTTGCAGAAAAGGATCAGGGCGCTGGCATCCCCGGGGGACGTGTATGTGATCAACCGGGAAAATATTCCCTGGCTGGTGGATTACTACCGCAACGACTGGCCCTTTGACGCCGTGGTCATCGATGAGAGCAGCAGCTTTAAAAGCCACAGGGCAAAACGGTTTAAGGCCCTGAAGAGTGTCCGCAGCCATATCCAGCGGATCTATGAGCTCACCGGCACACCGTCCAGCAACGGTTACATGGATCTGTGGGCCCAGATCTATCTCCTGGATGGGGGCGCAAGGCTGGGGAGGACCATAACCGAGTACCGGAACAATTACTTTTGTGCCGGATCCCGGAACGCGACCACCATTTTCCGGTACGATCCGCTGCCGGGGGCGGATAGATTAATCCAGGAGCAGATCCGGGATATCTGCATCAGTCTTTCAGCGGAGGATTACCTGGAGCTGCCTGACCGGATAGACAATATCCGGTACATCAAACTGGATGCCAAGGCCCAGAAAGCCTATAACGAGATGGAAAAGCAAAGGGTATTGGAGTTTGGGGATACGGTGCTGGACGCTGGCAGCGCGGCCGTGCTGAGTAACAAGCTGCTGCAGATTGGCAACGGCGCCGTGTATAACTACCGGCAGGAGATCACACCTGATGGCCAGTGCAGGGAGATCCAGGAGGTGATTCAGGTCCATGACAACAAGATCGAGGCATTCCTGGAGCTGGTGGAAGAGCTTAACGGGGAGCACGCCCTGGTGTTTTATAATTTCCAGCATGATCTGGACAGGCTGCGAAAAGCCCTGGCAAAGACCGGGCTGCGGTCTGGGGAGTTACGCACGAGCGCGGACATAGCCGATTGGAACACCGGGAAGATAGATATCCTTCTGGCCCATCCCGCAAGCGCGGCATACGGGCTGAATCTACAGGATGGGGGGCATCATGTGGTCTGGTTCGGGCTTAACTGGAGCCTGGAACTCTACCAGCAGGCCAACGCAAGGCTGTACCGACAGGGGCAGGGGCAAAAAGTGTTTGTGCATCATCTGGTGGTGGCCGGATCTGTGGATGAGGATGTGATGGCGGCGCTGGAGAAGAAGGGCGACAGTCAGGCGGCTTTACTGGAGGCTCTTAAGGCAAGAGTAGATAAATACAGGTGACGGAAAAGGAGGGAATGGGATGTCTGAAAAACGATTGAAGGAGACTCAGGAAACGGCTGAAACCAGAGCAGTGAAAATTGCTGCCAAGATAATGCAGGCGGCTGGCTTATGCCGCTATGACAGCCGGGAGAAGTGCCGCAAGGTGTGCATTGACGAAGAGACGTGCGATCGGTGCATAGAGAGATGGCTGCTTGAAAAGGCGCGCAAAGAGCTGAGAGCGGAAAAGGAGGAAATGGGATGTCGGTTGTAGAAGGGATCACCGCTACAGAATTTCAGAATCTGGATGCCGAGATCAAGCGCACGATGAGATACTCTGCTAAGGCTGTAGTAGGACTGGGGTTTCTGCTGCGCAAAATGGCAGAACAAAAGCTGTGGACAGTACAATATGACTGCCTTGATGACTATCTCAGGGAAGAACTGCACATGGATTATACCATGGCCAGCCGGTTCATAGGGATCAATAAAAAGTATTCTGTCGGTGGCAACAGCACAGAGATCGAACCGAAGTGGGCGGGCTATTCCCAGGCGGCCCTGATCGAGATGCTGAGCATGCCGCCGGAACTGGAGGCAGAGATCACCCCGGACATGACGGTCAAACAGATCCGGAGCGTGAAACGCAAAGCGAGGGGACCAAAGTCCGGAGCGGAAGAAAAAAGTTGCGGCATGCATCCGGGGTATATCTGCGGCATTGAGGAGACTGTTAAAAAGATTGAGGGGTGTGCGGGATGCTGCGCGGTCTGCCTGAAAAAAAGGGAGTGTGAGCACACCTGTGAGGCGGTCCTTACGATGGATGTGATAAAGATGCCTGAGAACCCGGTGGAGGATGCGGAATACAGGGAGCTGGAAACCGCAGAAGAAGTTGCGACGTCGCAACCGGTAGTATCCGCATACGGCTTGGAAAAAACCGAATACCCGGAAGGATCCCTGCTTACCACGGCAGGATGCGGGCATCAATATTGCTGTTTTTCCTGTGCGCAGGAATGTGATATCCGGCAGGAAATGCGATTTTGCGGGACGGCGCCGCTAGGGAATCCTTTTGGCTGTGATACAATGGAGCTTATAGAGACCCTGAAAGCAGATGTTGGTGACAGATGCCAGTTTGTAAATAATTCTTTAGCGTTCCATACACGGGGAACGAACGAGGCCAGCCCATGCTGTAAAGAATGCGATGAAGACTGCGAATATCGGTGTGAGAGGTCACGTCCGGGCAAAATTGCCGACCCGCAGGAGACGGATAGTCCAGAGGTATCAGAAACCGTGCCTGATATTGACGTGGCATATGGACTCACAGAGATAAAGGATATCTTGCAACGGGAGCGAAGAACGCTGAATGGGTATTTGGAAGTGGGTGGTCTTCCGGCGCGCTTGGTATTTAAGCAGAAAACCATCGTTGCGGCTCTTGCTGCTATGGTCTGTGACCTGGAAGATGCGGAGCCAGAGCCGCAGGAAGAGGTCGCTGCACAGCCGGAATTACCGGCGTTCAAAAACAATAACCAGCGTAAGGAGTGGCTGCGGGCCTATAAGGATTGGGGGCTCTGGTATCGTGATGAGAACATCGGTGTGGAGTATTACAAGTACGATTTTGATAATGGGGCTCGGCTGATTGCTGAAGTATACCGGGAAACAGGATACCACGGGGATTATGAGCACTATCACCTGCACCTGGTGGGCGGCCCCGAACCTCCCAAAGGCTCGTATGGAAACGGTAAGTGGGCAAGGCATGAAAGATACAGCAATTATCCCAATAGCGAGACAGAGTTGGTGGAATTCCTGAAGGAGGTGCAGAAGAGGTGAAAGCAGTGATGAGATATCCAGGAAGTAAAGAGGAGGGGCAGAGTATTGGACAAAACAGTATTACAGGATTACATAGACGCCTGTGAATTGGTAAAAGAGACAGAGCAGGCCATCTGCAGGCTGAGACAAAAGAAAAGAACAGTGGTTCAGACCAGTGTAAAAGGCTCCTCCCCTGAATTTCCGTATGCGCCGCAACATTTCAAGGTCCGGGGATCAGCCTTTACGGTCAGGGATGACAACCAGCTCAGACGGGAAGAGGATTTATTATTGCAGCGAAAAGCGGCGGCTGAGCGGATAAGTCTCCAGGTAGAGGAGTGGCTACAGACGATCCCGGCACGGATGCAGCGGATCGTAAGATATAGGTACTTCGAGGGGCTTACCTGGGATCAGGTGGCGGCAAAGATGGGAAGAAAGGCCACGGCGGACAGTGTAAGGATGGAATGCGAAAGATTTTTTGAAAAAAAATAAAGTTTGTTCGTTTTGTTCGCTTTGTTCGTTTTGGATGTGTTAATATGGTATCAGGTCGCAGTAGATAAATTTTCATAAGTATCTCCCACAAAGGGGCGCTTGGCAGCATATGTCAGGTGCCTTTTTGATGTGATTACGCTGAAAGAGGGAAGGAAGGTGTTGCCGGATGGCAAAGTTGACAGAAAAACAGCAGCGGTTTGTCGAAGAATATCTGATTGACCTGAACGGCACACAGGCCGCCATAAGGGCCGGATATTCAGCCAGAACAGCAAATGAGCAGGCATCCCGGTTGTTAACGAATGTTAGCGTCCAGCAGGCGGTCAGTGAGCGTATGGCCGAACGCAGCAAACGGACGGGGGTGAATCAGGACAGGGTGATCCTGGAGTTGGCAAAGATCGCATTCCTAAAGATGACAGACGTTGTTGACGGCCAGGGACAGATCCGGGATGATGCAGATCCGGATGACTTGTCCTGCATTGAATCTATCAAGTACAAACATTCCGACACTGACACCGGGAGCAGTACGGAACGGGAGGTTAAGATTGCATCCAAGCTAAAAGCCCTTGAACTGCTGGGCAAGCACCTGGGGATGTGGAATGACAAGCTGGATGTGAACATTGCGCAGCCCATTGTCATAAGCGGAGCAGACGCCCTTGAAGATTAGCAGTCAATACGTCTTTGACTATCAGAAAAGAATCCTGTTCCCGGCACAGTATACGTTGACGAGCTCCGGCAAGGTAAACGTCAGGCTGCCGGAGCTCGTCGGTAAAGGGTACGGGACATTCTGGCGGTACAAAGGCAGATATCGGGTTGTGAAAGGATCCCGTGCATCAAAGAAGTCAAAGACAACCGCCCTGTGGTACATAACCAACATGATGGAGTATCCACAGGCGAACACGCTCGTGATCAGGAAGACTTTCAGGACACTGAAGGATTCCTGTTTTACAGAATTGAAATGGGCAATACACCGCTTGGGGGTTGACGCATTTTGGGATATCAAGGAAAGCCCGCTGGAAATGACATACAGACCCACAGGCCAGAAGATATACTTCAGGGGACTGGATGATCCGCTGAAAGTTACGTCTATCACCGTGGATATCGGATGCTTGTGCTGGATGTGGATAGAGGAGGCATATGAGATCAGTTCAGAAACTGATTTTGATATGCTGGATGAGTCTATCCGCGGCGCTATCCCAGAGGGATCAGGACTGTTTAAGCAGATCACCCTGACGCTGAATCCGTGGAATGAGCACCACTGGATAAAAAAGAGGTTCTTTGATGCACCGTCAGATGATGACATTCTGGCCATGACCACCAATTACCTGTGCAATGAGTGGCTGGACAAGGCAGACCTGAAAGTCTTTGAAACCATGAGGAGACAGAACCCCCGCCGTTATAAAGTGGCTGGCTTGGGTGACTGGGGAATTGTGGATGGTCTGGTGTTTGAGAACTGGGAAGAAAAGCCGTTCAGCATTGAGGAGGTCAGGAAAGTCAAGGGCATCAAGACGGTGTTCGGCCTTGACTTTGGGTACACGAATGACCCCAGCGCCCTATTCTGTGGTTTCCTGGATGAAACCAGTAAGACCATCTGGGTGTTCGATGAGATGTATGAATCCGGAATGAGCAATGAGGCTATTGCGGAGCGAATCATCAAGATGGGTTACGGCAAAGAGAAGATCAGGGCTGATTCCTCTGAACCGAAGAGCATTGATCGCCTGCGCGAACTGGGGCTTTCCCATATACGCAAGGCGAACAAGGGCAAGGATAGTATAATCAACGGAATTGATTTCCTGTCAGATTATCACATTATTATCCATCCAAAGTGTGTGAACTTCCTGACAGAGATAGGCAATTATCAGTGGGCGGCTGACCCTAAAAGACCGGATAAAAAAATGAATGTGCCTGTTGATGATTTCAACCACCTGATGGATGCAATGCGCTATGCCTGCGAGGATATCAGCAGGGGCGACGCATTTGGTTTTGAGTGACGAAAAGAAACAGATTAGAAACACATATCCCCCGGAAATGCGCTATTTTACGGGGGGTTGAATTTATTATGCAATGAATGGGGTGATAATTTGAACGGCATCATGAAGATGGTTGACAGGATATCCCATTTTGTCCTGTATGGTATCAACGGTAATATGTCGGATCGGGAGTTCCTGGAGCAGTCCATCGTACGATGGAAGGGGTCTCCGGAAAGGGCGATGCAGATAAAGGGACATCTGTACTATGACGGCGAACACGATATTTTGACCCGGAAACGTACTATGATAGGCGAGGATGGAAAACTGATGGCCGTAGATAATCTGCCGAACAATCAGGTCATAGATAATCAGTATGCGAAGATGGTGAATCAAAAGGCAAATTACCTGTTCGGCCAGCCTTTTGCACTGGAAACAAAAAATGATCAATACGGTGAGTGCTTGAAGAAAGTCTTTGACAAGGGATTCATGCGTGTAATCAAGCGAAGCGCGAAGTATGCGTATAATGGGGGGATCTGCTGGTTGTACCCTTATTACAACAAAGAGGGCAAGCTGGTTTTCCGGTTATTCCCTGCATATGAGATTCTGCCGTTCTGGGAAGATTCGGAGCATGAACATCTACAGGGCGCCGTCCGCCTGTACCTGGTGGCCGGATATGAGAAGAATGTTCCGGTTATCATTGAGAAGGTGGAAGTGTTCGACATGAACGGCATCCACCGCTATATCCTGGATGGAAACAAGCTGATCCCAGACATGACCGTGGATGAACAGGACTCATACTATGTCACGGCCACGGACAGCAGGGGCATCAAGAAAGGAATGAACTGGCTGAAAGTACCGCTGATACCGTTGAAAAGGAACGATACGGAAACGCCGTTGCTCAAAAACGTGAAGTCGCTGCAGGACGGTATCAATGTCATGCTGTCCGACTTTGAGAATAATATGCAGGAAGACGCACGGAACACCATTCTGGTGCTGAAAAACTATGACGGCACAAACCTTGGAGAGTTCAGAAAGAACCTGGCAACTTATGGGGCGGTTAAGGTCAGGTATGATGATTCCGCAAAAGGCGGTGTGGAAACGCTCGAAATCATGGTGAACGCTGAAAACTATAAAGTCATTGTGGAGATCTTCAAAAAAGCGCTGATCGAGAATGCCATGGGATATGATGCCAAAGATGACCGCCTGTCCGGCACGCCAAACCAGATGAACATTCAGTCCATGTACAGTGACATTGATCTGGATGCCAACGACATGGAGACGGAGTACCAGGCCGCCTTTGATGAAATATTGTGGTATGTGAACGCATATCTTGCCAATGCCGGATACGGAACCTTTGAGAACGAGGACGTGACGATCATATTCAACCGTGACATCATGATGAATGAGACGGAGATCATCCAGAACTGTGTGGCATCTGCGGGCATTTTATCTGATGAGACTATCATAGGACAACATCCCTGGGTGGATGATCCGGCGCTTGAAATGGAGCGGCTGGAAAAGCAGAGGGAGAAAGAACAGGAAGAAATGCTTGCCCAGTACGATCCATTCGGCCAGAACGTGCTGCAGGGACGGGGAAACCAGAAAGGCCAGGGCGACAGTGAATGAAGAGTAGCGATTACTGGCAAAAACGATTTGAATTGGTTGAACAGGCACAGAACCAGCTGGGTGTCCAGTGTTATGCTCAGATCGAACAGCAGTACAGAAGGGCACAGCGGCAGTTGGAAACACAGATAAATGCCTGGTACGGGCGCTTTGCCAATAACAACAGCGTGACTATGCAGGAGGCCCGCCAGATGCTGAACAACCGGGAACTGGAAGAGTTGAAATGGGATGTCAATCAGTATATCCGGTATGGCGAAGAAAATGCGATCAATGGGGCCTGGATGAAACAGCTGGAAAATGCGTCTGCCCGGTATCATAT